AGTCAAAGGCAAATTACCTTTTGTATTTTCAATTACTCCCATCTCTGAGTTCTCAGTAGAACCCATTCTAATATTCATAGCATCTACATACTCCCCCTCAGGAAGAAGTCGTTGGTCAACGACCTTGTTCATCCTGCCTGCTATAAAGTTTCTTGTAAAATTTGCCATTTTATTTTATTTGCTTGTCCAATCCTCTCATATTCATTAAGAGTCTGCCGGGATGAATGTTACTGATTCTAATCTTTGCGTTTCTAAGCAATGCACTTTTTTCCTTACGAGCACGTGCAACAATATATTCCTGCACGCCTAATTTAGAACTTAAAATGTCATATTGAATAGAAGCGTAAATATATTTCTCAAATAACTTATTGACCGTAATCAAAGAGTTATCTCCTCCCTCCATACCATCAGAAACATACTCTAAAATACATTGCTGACCTGACATAGATGAGTCAAAGTTAATCACTCCTCCCTTTCTGTCAATGTTAAATGTAGGATTAAAGTTTGCCGTCTCTGTATTCAATCCGTATGCAGTTCCGATATTGGCTTCAAAGTACCACATACCATCATAGTTCCATCCCAATTGACCATTGAATTGGTTTCCTTGGTTAAGATAGATGCTCTTCTTGATGTGCGTTAATCTATCGTAGTCAATCTCAGAGTACTGAGGACTCAAAGCATTACCATATTGGTCGAATAAAATACGACCTGTATTGTCTTGCAAGTATGCTTTAGATGAAAGTGTTTGGATATTCTCAGTCAATGGTCTTAACCAACCATCTTTGTACAAAGAGATACGTACCCAATTGACATAGTCAGAAGGTAGAATGTATCTCAACATATCAGGCACAGTCAACTCCAATACTTTAATTTCCTTAAACGCATCGTAGTTTAATTCCTGAATAGCACGCTTAGCGTGGAACAATACTTTGTAACGCTCTTCGTTATTAACCAAAGAGTGGTTTCCTGAGTACATCAATAAGAAGTTATTTACGATGTCTTGTAAACTAACATATTGATACGACCCCCAATTAGCGTCCTCAGGCTGAACTCCTCCGTTCTCGTAGTATTGATATTGTGATATATATGCCATATCTTAAAAGTTTTTATGGATTTTGTTCTTGTTGCTCCTTAGCCATACTGAATTGTACAACCTCAGATTCACGAATAGATATACCACAATACTGAAGAATCCTTGTCACTAATTTATATTCATCCTCAATAGGTAATTCAAAATCTTGGTAATCATTTTGTGATTGGTCAAATATCGGCTCTCCATTTGAAAGCGTAATATAGGTCCATTTCGGCACCTTAGGGTATCTGAAGTAAGTTGATTGCACCTGACCTTTATTGCTTATTGACGTAGGGTATAACGTTAAAGTCTCGCCTTGTAGCGTATAAGCAGGGTACTGAATACTTGGTGGTGTAAGATTTGAGTTGTTAAGCAACGCCATCTTAGAGTTAATCACCTTCTCAACTTGAACTATTGTAGATGAAGAGAAGATACCATAAGCATTACCTGCAGCTAAAAATATATTTGAATCCAAAAGGATTGCTGTATTGCTTAGCACTGATGTAACTGTAGATACCAATCCTGTTGTAAGGTTGGTTACTACATCACCTGCTACAATATCATCTGTAGTAAATGTCGCTGTACTGTCAACTAATTGACCACTTACAACTGCAGTATTAGTACCGGTCTTAAGCGTTACAGGCTTGCATTGTACGTCCAATAGCATATATGAATAATACCCCGTTGTTGTAGGGGTAGGCAATGAAAATCTATTGGCTGAGATTTTTGAAAGATAATCGGTTCGTAAAAAATATTCTAATACCTCAGCGATTGGCTGTTCCATATCAGCATAGTCAACACCTGCTGCTCTTGCGTTCTCAGCGTTTATAACCTTGTTATAACTGCTGAAGTACTCCTCAAAAATTTCAACTTGTGCATTCTGTGCATAGAGGTTAAAATCAGAAGGAGATACGTATCCGTAGTTGTTCTTGTTAAGAACGGATAGTACCGTATTTCTTACTGAGTTTATCATTAGTTCTTTTTTTACAAATATACATAAAAAAAAAGAGGGCACAACAAGTGCCCTTCTTTCTAATCATCAATCAATAATCAACATAAATTATCCTAAAACAGCTTCTAGCATTTTTAAAGAATCAATGCCATCGTCACTCTGTAAGTAGTGGGCTACCATCTCATATGGGTCCTCTCCAAACGGAACAGATAACATCTTCTTCTTGTTGGTAGCGGTATTAAACCATACCTCTTTGTCGCCATTTCTTAATATCAATAACTTGTTCTCGAAGAATGTACGAACCTTAGCCTGAAACTTTAATTCAGGGTCGTTTAGTATATTCAAGAACTCCTTAGGGTCTCTTTTAGCAAACACCAAGATGTCACGCTTTAATTCAGCAGTAGACACGGTGGATGGGTCTTTTCCAAACATAACCCTTGTTAATGTCTCAATTTGGTCAAGTGATAACTGACGAGCCTCGATTAAAGCCTCAACTTCTAAGTTTAAGTCTTCTACTTCAGCAGCAGCGTCTTTCTCTTTATCTACTTCAATAAATATATTGCCATTCAATGGGTGATAGTGTAAGAACTCCTGCAATACAGGGTTGTTCTTTGGAACTCTTAAGAAGCCATCTTCAAAGATGATTGGCTCAATAATAAAGTTTCCGTCTTGTTCGTCCTCAAATGGGGACTTTTGATTCGTGCAATATCTAAGGGCACGATTAACATTGTTCTTCTCGTCAAACCACATTAGTGGGAATCGAGGGTGATTTCTTGACGCTAACGTATATGATAGCGGATTTCCTATTTTAAGTCTATAAACCTTATCTACAGGAGTTGTACCTTTTGCCATTTTGTATTTGATTTAATTTGATTTTAAAAAAAGGAGAGTGTCTTTGAAGACACCCTCCCTGTAATTTTCTTCCTTTATTATCCGTAACGGAACAATACGAAGTTGTTTGCACCAAGGGTACATACGCAACGCTCAGAAAGGAAGTTAACCTCCATTGCATCCAAGTCGCTTGTAGCAGCACCACCGGCAGAACCTGTAATCCAAGTTTTGTATCTGCGGTCTTCAGCTTCAGAAGCACGGTAACGAACGTGTAAGAAAGGACGCTTAGCGTTCTTGCCCATAATTTGGTCGTACACTGAAGTAGAACCTGCAGGAACCATCAAACCTGTGATAGTACCGGTTGCAGTTGCAGCAGTAGTATTTAAACCACCACGCATTGTTGGGTCGTTAAGGTATTTCCAATCAGACTTGTAGAAGTCATAACCTCTACGGAATCCTGTGAAACCTAAGTTTAACGCCATATCAACATCGTTATCGAAAAGACCGAATGAAGCTGATTGAGCAACACCACCTGAAGTGTAGCCGTTCAATGTAGCCAACATATTGTCAATATCGAAACTTAATCCACGATTTACGAATACAACGTTCTCTTCGATAGCACCTTGCTTATCTAAACGAGAAACGATAGAATCCCAATCGCTTAAAGTTGTTGGAGTACCACCACCCCAAACGTTACCACGGTTGTTTACTACGTAGAAGATACCTTCAGAACCAATGTAACCTGCAGTTGCAGCACCTGAAGAAGACGCAGCCGGAACAGCTTCAATCATTGAAGTCTCTAAGTAATCTTCAAAACGTAAACGAGTTTCGTGCTCACTCTTCAAATACCAAAGGTATCCTGTAGCACCATTCTCAGTTGTAACTTCTACCCAACCGATTTGAGCCATATCAGAACCGTTAACCGCATACTTATCTTTAATGATAATTGGGTTGTTGCTGTAGATGTCATCTTCTGATTCTAATGAACCAACCATTCCGTTAGTTCCTTTCTTGAACTCAGAACCGTAAATGAATACAGTACATTGAGTAGAAACTGCGAAAGCCTGACCTGCAGTCTCATAGTAAGCTACTGTGAAAGTAGTTGCTGAAGGAACTGCTGTTACGATAGCCTTGTTGAAAACACCTGAAGTGTTATTTTGAATCATCAAAGTTTGTCCAACACGGATAGCGATGTAAGTCACACCACTGTCAGCTACAGTGAAAGTTGCGGTTGCCGCACCTACTGCTGCTGCTGAAGTACAGTTTGTGTACTTAATGTGTAAACGTCCTTGTTCTGCCCATTTGATTTGGTCAGAGTTAGACGGCATCTCTGCTCCTACCATACGTAAGAAAGATGCGATTGTTCTATTACCATAACGCTCAAATTCTTTCTCGTATGTATCAGGAAGATACTGATTCAAGAAGTTGAAGTTGGTAATGTAGTTTGTCTGTAACGCCACCTGCTCAGCACTTGGCTGCAATTGGTAGGTGGGGTTATTCAATAAAGCACTTGCCATTTTTTTTAAATTTTAATTGTTTTAAACTCTTTTTATACTGCGGATTTTCAGGTTTCTACCTGAATCAGGGTTTACCGCCTTCACCTGCATTCCTCCTGATATAGTGCCAACTTCGGGTGCTTTACGCTCTGACATATTGATGTTCTTGATTTTACGAGTAACATCATCAGTTGCATCAGCCATTCCTTGTTCGTAAAAATACTTAGCGAACTTGTCAGGATTCATTGCTATAGCCAAAGACCTATGATAACCTGCTGCGTCTTTCATCAAACCTTGGTCATCCAAGAACTTATTAATAAAGTTCTGTGGAGTTGCTTGGCTCTTTTTCAACTCATTGGCGTCTCCCGGAGCAAACGTGAACTTCTTGTCATTAACACTAAACTCAAAACCTTTGAACTCATTGCTAAAAACATCATTCGTCTTTTGGTCAAACCATTGACGTTTACGAGTGTTCTCCTCTTCTATGGTCTTTGCCTGTTGGGTATATTGCTTATAGCTTTCGTATATTTCCTTTTCTCCATCGGGGATAAATGCCGTACTTGACTCAAGGGGCATTTTGTATTTCTCCTTCTGAGAATTAAAATATTTCTTGGCTTCAGCAAGAACTTTCTTTTTTGCGATTTTTGCTTTCTTTACGGTTGACTCATCATCCAACTCCTCGTCAAATTTGTAGTCATCCATCAAAGCCTCGATGTCATCACTATCGAGACCCTCCTGCGTAGCAGTTAGGTATTCTTTAAGAAGTGCGTCAGGATTCATTGTGTCGAAGTCCTTCTTTAATTTAAGGAAGTCTTCAAAACCACGCCCTGTCTCTTTCTTGTATTTCATATAAGCAGCTACATCTTCAGGAAGAGCCTCATTGTTTTCACGTTCGGCTACTAAATCATCTAATGAGTTAATCTGCTTATTATATCTCTTACCAATATATGAAAGAACGTCTTCATCTTTTAAATCAATTGCTGCAGGTGCAGGGTCTTGATTATCATTATTCGGTTCCGGGTCATTCGCTTTTGGCTCAGGGTCCGGATTGTTATCTTGAGTTAACGATTGCTCGTGCTTGTCAAGTAATTCTTTTTCTACTTCTTGAACACTCTTCGGTTCAATTATGTCTAATGCTCTAACTTTAAATTCCATTTGATTTGATTTTATTTATACAAACTTATACAAAAATTTTGACATTTTTAACGAGGCTCAAATTCCGCTAAGTCAAACCCATCCAAACTATCCTCGTTTGATTCAAAACTCATTGGAGGAAGATTGTTCTTTCTTTGATTAATTAACTTAGATTGTTCGGTGTTTTGTTGACTAATTCTTTTTGCTTTTGCGTCTTCTTTCATCTTTTCTCTTTCAGTCAAAGTACCCACTTCCATA